GGCGCGAGCCGGAGTGTTTCAGCGAGCCGTCGACCAGCTTGCGCTCGACGGTCTTGGCCGCGTTCATCAATCGGATACCCTGAGGCACGCCGACGAGCAGCTTCGTCTCTTCCGAGACGCCGATCTCTGCCAGCGCGTCCACCGCGCCACCGATGCCCGCAGGGTCAGCGCCGACCATCGCGAGACATCCGGCGTCGAGGACTAGGCCGACATGCGCCTTGATCCACTCAAGGTCGCCGGGAAGCCCATCGACCACCGTCAGATCGCCGTCGCGCGCGAAGTCGCTGTAGAGCGCCGCGTTGGCCTTGCGCCGGTCGAGCCCCTCGGGGCTGATCAGCGCGTGCGCCCAGAGCAGCCAGCGGCGCGTCTCGCGCTCTCGCGCGATGACAGCGAAGCCGAACAAGTCATCGAGCCCGCCGCCGTCTATGCCGACCGTCGCCACCTCGGCGCGGTCGAGTAGCTCATCGAGCGAGCGCGGCCCGCCGTTGCCTCGGCTCCAGAACTGCGCCCCGGCCCAGCCATCGGATCGCAGCGCGACACCGATCTGAACGTTCAGATGCTGGCTGGCCCAGCGCCGTAGCTCGGCCTCGCTCGCTTCGCGCGCCGCCTCGTAGTCGGGGATCAGTCGCTCGACCGTGATCGACCGGCCGTTGTTCGGGGTGACGAGATGCCAATTCGCCGGATCTTGCCAATCGACACCCTCGGGGAACTCGTAGAGCACCGGAAGCAGCGGCGCGCTCAGCGTGCCGTCACGCACCTTGCGCGCCTTGCTCAGTTCCGCCGCGAAGACACCCGACGGCGGTCGCTCGGACTGGGTGGTGATCTGGATCAAGAACCCTTCGGGTTGCGAGATCAGGCCGCCGCGAAGCTGGCCGATGACGCGGTCTGCGTCGGGCGCTTCCGCGATAACGTGCGTTTCGTCCAGCAGGATGCCGGCGGGCTTCGTGCCCGTCACCACTTTCGGATCGAAGCTCTTGACCTTCAGGAACGCCTTCGTCTGCCGGTAGCTGATGCGTTTCAGATGGGACTGGACGTGGAACTTGGACGCCAGCACAGGGTCCGCCTCGATCATGCCGACGGCCTGGCCGAAGGCGAGATCCGCGATCTCCTGCGTCGGCGCGATGAGAAGAAACTCGGCGCGCGGTCGCTGGTTGACGAGCAGCGCCGTGAGCATGATCGCTGCGCCGGCCGTGGTCTTGCTGTTCTTCTTCGGCACCAGGACGAACGCCTCGCGGATCTGCCGCTGACCGCCGACCACCGAGCCGAACAGCGCCTTGACGATGTCGCGCTGCCAGTCTCCCGCCGCTTCGCGCATCCTCGGCTGGCCGGGGACGTCCGGCAGACGCAGCGCGTCGAATATGCCCGCCGCCTTGCGCGCGGCGTCCTGGTCAAGCGGGAGGTCTGGAACCAGGGACCGCCCCGACCGGAGCCGGTCGCCCCAGTCTCGGCAGGAGGTATCCCAGGCCATCAGTTCGCCAGCAGCTGCTCCCAGTCGGTGCCGCGTTCGGCGGTCGCCGCGATTTCCTCGGCCTGGGCCTTCTTCCCGGTCGCCTCGGCCCGCGCGTGGACGTAGGGCGCGGCACACTGCGCCATCCGGTCGCGACGCGCCGCGTCAGCGGTCGGATCGCGCATGACCGAGAGCATGTATTCCAGCGGCGACATGCCGATGAGCATGGATTCGGTCAGCACCATCTTGGCGACCGGCTGCTCGCCCTTCTTCGGACGCCCCGATCCTGGCTGCGGCCCGCTGCCGCCGGGTCGGTATCCGCCGCGTGGCATGTGTTTTCGCTCCGAAATGTTGAAAATATCGCCTGTTTTGGCCCTACAGGCCCCGTCGTTAACCTCTACCCAGGCGGAAAAGTCTCTGGGTGGCCCCCTGTGCATTGCGCGTCCCCAAGCCCTTAACATTAACACCCCCTACCCCATGGGCAGGAGGGCCAATTAAACGCCTGTTTCGGGTCGCTTTCCACCGATATTAACGCTTGAGTGCCGCTTTGTTCTCGCTGCCGCCGTCTTTCGAGCGTGGCAGGGCGAGCATAGGGCCTGCCCGTTCGCCGGGTCCGTCCTCGACCCACCGTCTCGGATCTCGACGCGGTGGTCCGCGACCAGTCTCCGGTCCAGCGCGCCGCAGCTGGCGCACATCCCGGCTGCACGGCGCAACACATCGCGGCTCCACGCCCGATGCTCGGCGCTGTCGTAGTAGCTGTCTCGGCCCTCGACCACCGTCGTCAGGGTCCGCCGCGCTTGCCCTCGTAAGGGATGGCCGATGGTCTTCATCGGCGCGGCTCGCGCATCATGCCAGGGAGCATAGGGTGTCGCCGCCCGGTGTCAAGCGACATGTTACCCCCATTCGTCGGCGAGTATCCTGAGCGCCTGGGCTAGCATGCCCGCCGCCCTGCCTTCGCGGCATCGGTGGACCCGATCCCAGGCGGCGCAGCTGGTCCCGAGCCCGACGACCTCGACCACGATGCTATGCAGCGGCCCCGGGCCGCCGAGCGCCTCGGCCGCACGAGCCAGCGCCCGTCCCGCTGCCACCCGCCGCTCGATCACCGATGTCGGGTCGCCGCCGGCGGATCTGGGCTCGATCCTGGTCGCCGCCATCCCGGCCCGACCGCTGATCTCGAACAACGCCCTGAACCGCTCGCCCGCCGCCCGCTGGCCGGCGTCGATGGTGCCTGCCCGCTCCATGGCGGCCAGCGTGTCCACGACCCTCCAGGGCCTGGACGGCCTGCCCTCGGCGTCGGTGTATGCCCGCCCGCCGCCGCGCTCGGTCCGCTCGGGCTCGGCCACCTCGATCCCATGCTCGGCGTGTCTGGCACGCTCGACTGTCGGCGGGATGATCGGCTCGGCAGGATCGACGCCGGGGCGGGTTTTCCGGGCGCTGGGGCGGGGTTGCCGTGTGGGGCTAGGCATGGGCGGGGGCTCCTCTCATCCAGCCATGGTGGGCGGCAGATCGTCGCCGCGATCCCAGTCTACCGCAGGAGACCTGACCGCCACGACCTCGGCACCTGGGAACACCGCTTTCACCGCGCTGACCGCCTCGGCCCGGTACAGGGCGACCCGGACCAGTTCGTCCAAGGTCCACACCTCAAGGTTGCGGCCATCGGCCGCCACCGCATGGGCCTCGGCCGCCGTCCTGACGACCGAGATGACCCGGCCGTCGTGCGCCGCCTCCCAAACCACCGGCTCGATGGGCTGCGCCCCGGCAGCGGTCGCCGCTGCGTCCAGCGCCGCTACCGCCCGCCGGGTGGCTGCGCCGTGCCGCTGGATGCCAGCGAGGTCGTTGCTCTCGACCGCCCGGCAGTATGACAGCCACTGGCGGTCCCACCGTGCCCGTAGGTCGTCGGGGACCAGCAGCCGGAGGCGGTCCACGCCCCACCGGCGCTCGGAGGCGGCGATGATCTCATCGACGCCGTCGAGGATGGCCTTAGCCAGCGAGTAGTCGGACTGGTTCATCTCCGCACCTCGACTGCGGCAGTGCGGAGGCTTTTTGCCCTACCGCAGCCAATGAACCACCTTCCGCACCGCACCCCGCACCCCATAAGGGGTGCGGTGCGGAACTGCGGAAAGGTGGTTCCGCAGTGATGCGGATTTACTGCGGAACAGTGCGGAACAGTGCGGAGCAGTGCGGAAATCATCGCTGCGACCTCTCTGGAAGCTTGCCCGGATAATAGAACGGGATTTCCCGCCCTTCGCTGGGCACCTCTTCTTTGACTTCAGTCAAGATTCCGTTCTTAACCCATTCTTTTAGCAGCACCTTTGCCCTAGCGGCGGCGCTTTTGCCATCGCCGAGCTTGCACACCTCCATGACCTTCCTGCCCAGCCATTCGCCGGCGCGGTCAGACGCCCTGCACCGCCCTGCCTTGTGGACGTGGTTGTAGATCTGCCGCGCATGCTCCTCGGTGATGCCGTCCCACGCAGACGGCGGCTGCCACGGCACGGCAACGCCGACCTTGTCGCCATGCGGGGAGATGCCGGACCCGTTGCCCAGGTCAACCGACCGCAACTCGATCCACTGAGCCGACGCAGCTGGCGGCGCGAGGTTGTTCTTGGCGTTGTCGATCCGCACATAGCGGCGGCGATCCGCCTCCTCGATCCCGAGCCTCGCGGCCTCGGCGTCCGACATCACGTTCATCACCCGCGCCGTTCTGACGGCCCCGATCATGGCGGAGCCGCCTCGGACGCTGTCGATGGACCCTTCCTCGCCGTTAAGCTTTCGAAAATGGTGGACGAGGACCGGGCAGCACGCCGTCATGTCAGCGATCAGTCGCCAGGACGCGAGAACGGCGTTGACGGCCTGGTTGTCGTTCTCGCTGACCGCATGGGACGCCACGAACGGATCCACGATCAGGACGCCGATGTGCTTGCGCCGGATGACCTCCACGATGGCATCGATCATCGGCTGGTGGATCACCACCCCGTCGCGGGTCTGATGCGCGGTGGTCAGGGGCTTATCGCGGCCCGCATCGACCAGAAGCCGCCCCGCGATATCCTCCTGCCGAATGCCATACTGGATCGCGGCGGCCCCGATGCGGCGCTCCATCTCGTCGGCGGGATCCTCTAGGTTCATGACCCAGACGCCGGTGCGTTCCGCTGGCGTGATCCCGAGCAGCGGCCTGCCGGTGGCGATGGCGAGCGCCTCGGCGACGTATAGGGTCGTCTTCCCGGCCCCGCCGGGCGCGGCCAGCACCGAGACAAAAGACCGGATGTAGGCGTCTCCGTACAGCCACCGCCGCCGAGGGATCTGCTGCGGAGGCCGCAGCACGAAGTCGCGCCCGAGGTCGTCGGGCGGCGGCGGGTCTGGTTGCGCCCCCGCCGTCTCCTCCCGCGCGCCGCCGGATGCCTCTTCCTGCCGATTTCCCGGCCCCTGGCGCGGCTGTTCCCGCCGCTTGGCCTGATAGGCCGCCACGACATCCTCCAGCGCTCCCATATCGCCCCGTTCGGCCTTGGCGGCGATCTGGACGCACTTGGCCCGCATCTCGGGCTCGGCGTTGTCGCGGGTGATCCGGCCGGAACGGTTCAGGTCTGCCCCACGGCAGAACTGCGGCCAAGCGACCTCAAAGATCTCGTCTGCGGTCGGCCACGCGCCATGCTGGCCGGTGAGTTCAAGGAAGACGGCGAACACCGTCCGCGCCATGTAGTCCTCGCGCCCATCCTCGACCGGAGGTTGCAGCACCCCAAGGCTTCCCGCGCCGACCGGCGATGAAGGCGGCGGCGACGACGCGGTCCGCTCTCGCGGCCCTGGCCCGACAGCGGGCTCGGCCCGAACCAGATCGAGCAGCCACGCCGGCGCGTCGGCGATGCCCTCGGCCAGGGTATTGAGCCAGGACCAGACGTAAGGCTGACCGCTCGCGTGGAACGACGGCGGCGCGACCACGAACCCGCCCTCGCCTCGGATGTCGAGGCCCGGGCCAAGCTGACGGGTGCTGTTGCGGATCGCCACGCCCTTCGGCGCGCGGAAATACAGGTGAAGCCCGCCGCCGCCCGTGCGGACCTCGGCGGTGTCTAGCAGGTCGCCATGGGCCATCTGGAGCGCCCGTAGGCTGTCGTCGCCGTCCTTGCCGGGACCGATGTCCACGTCGAGGACGAAGATGTTGCCGCTGGCGGATCCAGTCAGGATGCCGACGCCATAGCGAGCCCGATCACCGGACCACCAGTCGGCGACTTCCTCGCGCGGCGGACGGCGCTTCTGGAACTGCGACCATGCCATCGTCGGGTGCTTGCCCGGCGACGCGCAGCTGTCGCGCGAGGCGCAGGAGCAGACCGGCTTGCCGTCGCGGATCTCGGTCACGCGGTGGACCGGAATGGGCATCAGCCCCCGGTCGTAGTAGTCGAGGGCGGCGTCGAGCGGCGTCTGTGGGGTGCTGGCGTTCATTTCGTGCCTCCTGATCGGCCTGGACGGGCCGGTGCCGGGGTAGCCGCCCCGGCTCGCTCGCCACTTCTGTCCGGCGGCAGGTGACGCCGCCAAAGACGCGGGGAAGGCGTCCGCGTCGATCTCGATCAGAACTCGGTGTCGTCCGTCACCGCAGGTGCCACAGCCTTCGCGGCGACGGGCGGCGTCGCGACCCTCGCCCCGGTCGCGGGCGGCGCAGCCACCGGCGCCGGCGCAGCCACAGCGACCGGCGTCGGCCCCGAGGTCAGCGGCAGATCGGCCGGGCGCGCGACCCAGTTGACGATCTGGAGGACCGGCTTGTAGTTCGTGGACTTCGCGCCGCCGGACATCGCCTGCGTCACCGCCTCGGTGCTTGGGCACGCCACCACCGGCAGCTTGCCTTCGCGCGCCTCGGGCGCGGCCATGTAGGCGTCGTGCAACTGGTCGATGGCGGCCATCACGATGCCCGCCTGGGTCAACAGTTCGCGGGCATCACCGCCCGCGCTCTTCGCGAGCTTGAGCATCAGCCGGACGCTCCGCTTGTGATCGGGCGTCGGCTGCGTCGGCATCTGCGCGGGGACGCGCGCGAAGCTGGTCGAGGGCGGCGCGCCAGCGGCGAAGAGCGCCCAGCCGATGTCGATCTGGGCGAGGTCAAAGACGGCGGTGAAGCCCTGCGAGATATCGACGACGGCGTCCTTGCCATCGACGCGGAACCACCGGCCCGCGCGGGCGTCGTATTTCACGATGGGGGTGCGGTTCGTGTTGGTGGGAATACCGAGTGCCATTTGCGTTGTCCTTCTGCGTTTCACCTGACTGGAAAGCGCCAGTCGCGCTCCGGCTCAGAAGCCGAACAGGGCCAGCCCGTTCGCCCGCGTCTGCGGGTCGGACCAGTAGAAGCTGTCGTAATCGGGGCAGACGATGGCCGCGAGTTCCTGCGGGTCCGCCGACACCGCCAGGAACTTGTCGAGCCGTCTCGCGATGTTCGCGAGCGCCGCGAGGTGATCCGCCGGGTTCTCCAGGATGTAGACGGCTGACTTCTTCGGCGTGCAGTACGCGAACAGCATCGCGTAATTGCTGAACGCCCGCGCATAGACCGCGCCCTGGCGGGCGTGGGCGACCTTGATGGCGCTCGGCAGCGTGCCCGATGTCTTTAGATCGATGACCGTGCCGTGCGCGTGGAACACGAAATCGGTGTAGCCGATGCATGGGACCGGCACGCCCTCAAGCTCAACCTCGACGCGATGCTGGCGGCCGTCATCTGGCACATCAGGCGCGCCGTATGGTGACAGCGCGGCATACGCCTGCCGCACCATCGGCGCGATCTTTTCGCGGGCGTCGGGATCGTCACAGAGCAGATCGTAACGCGCGCCAGCGAGTAGGGCGGCCCACCCAACCCCATCGACTTCTCCCCGCAACGCCGCCTCGACGCCAGCCTCCACAGCGGTCCCGACATGCGCGGCCGGACCGACTTTGCCCCGCCTGCCGCAGAGCCGTTCCATCACCCACAGCGCGGGCTCGGCGGCGAACAGGTTGAGCGAGGATGCGGACACATGCTCGATGCGGTGCAACTTGAGCCCGCTCATATTCCCATGCTCCCGGTCGAGGGGATCGACAACGACATCTCATACTCGTCCTCGGCCAGCCGCTTGTCGATGATCCGCCCGGCCAGCGCGATGTAGCCAAGGGCGTCAACGTAATCGTCGCGGTTGGTGTCGCCGTGCTGGGTTCGGGCGATCTTGAGCAGAGCGAGCATGACCAGCACCTGATCGGTGCTGATCGCGAGCCCGCAGCCGCGCCCGAGATAGGCTTCCCAAAGCCGCGCGACGGTCGAATGCAGCGCCTCCGCGTCGCCGTGCTGACGGGCGCGGTCGCCGTCGATCAGGGCTTTGGCTTGGTCGAGAGGATCCATCGTTGTCTCCTAGTTTGGGGTGAGGTGGCGGGCGCGGCCATCGGGTACGATGCTAGCCGGGAGTGCCCGTTGACGCGCTCGCCGCGCGCTGGGCCGCTTTGGTGGCGCGGCCCGCCGGCCACGCACGGGAGGAGGCCCCCGGCTGTCTCAGATGTCGAGCTTCAGCTGCACGCCGAGCCGGTCGGCGTAGAGCCGGACCAGCGCGAGGCGAGACTCCTCCCGCTGCCGACGCTTTTCGTTGTGGCGCATTTCGACGACGCGCACCAGCGCGCCGCCGTCATAGCCTGCGCTGGTCGCCTCGGCCTTGATTGCGGCGAGGCTTTCGCGCGCGTCCTCGATCTCCTGCAACGCCGCCTCGATGCGGTCGGCGAAGCGGGAAAGGTCGTCATTCGTCGTCATCGGTCATTTCCTCCAGGCTGATGACCGCGCGCGGGTTGTCGCGGTCGAGGTGGTGGTGCAGGTGCATCTCTTTCACCTGCCGGTCGTTTTCGTAGGCGATGCCTTGAAGCGCGTCGAGGATCAGCGACACATCGAGATCAGGGCGGCGGCTTGCATAGTAGACGTGCGCGGTCATGCGGATATCGCCGGTCATCAGCGGCTGCATCGGCCGCACCTGCTCGCGCAAGCTCGCCACATAGTCGAGCGCCTTCTGGCTCTTGATGAAGCGGGCGCGCCCGCCGATGGTGACTAGGCGGCGGCTGTTCGATTTCGACGCGGGCTCGCCGTGGATGGTGTAGTGCACCGAGCGGCGGATCATGACATGGCCCGATATGGATGGATGCGGTAGCTGCCGTCGCCGAGAGAGCAGCGGCGAGGGCTCGCCGCCGGGAATGGAAGATCGCTCATTGACGACTGCAACGTCCGAATAATGGGCCACGGCCCAGGCGCGAACCACTTCCGGCCCGGCTCGTCGCGCTCGTCATCCTCGGGCCGGTCGGTCATCTGGACGCGACCAGCATCGCAGCGGCGCAGCCGGTCGAACTGAACAGACGATGCTGCGGTGTCGGCCTACGCCACAGGATATGCCGCTCGGCGAGGCTGCGCGGCTCGTCCTCGTAGAGCGCGTCGCCCATCAGCTGGGGCAGGAGATGCGAGCGATCAGGGACCGGGCGGTCGTCGCGCGACGCGCGGACGGCTGGGTAGTTGCGCTGCTGCACGACCGGCGGCGTGTCGGCGAGCATCAGAGGCACCGGGCCGGTGCGCGCCTTCGCGGCGGGTGCGCGGCGCGCCTTGAACACGGCATCAAGCCGCATCGAGTATGAGATCGGACCGGAGATATAGCCCTCGCTTATGGCGTTGCGGACGGCGTTCGTGAGCGTGACGATCTCGACATCGTAGAACAGGTCTCGGATCTGTGCGCCGGTCATCGTCCTTGCATCGTGAACCGCCAGCGCGACGCGGCGATATAGGCCAGTGGTCATTGCATTGCCTCCGGGTTGCATTTGAACCCCGCCCGCTCCGCGACCCGCACAGCCTCCAGGTGCCG